GGGTCGCAATCCGGCGCCGTGCCAGACGTCCCGTTGGCCGCGAGCGACATCTCGATGCTCCATCGACCAGCCTTGCGTCCACCGACCATTCCCTCTTGAGATCGGGTGCCGGTCTTGTCCTGACGTTCCAGGAGGGCAACTTCATTCTGCAACTCCATCCGAATGAAGCGGCAAGCGTTGGAGTTCCCGACCGATGCCGTCCCTGAGGCGTTCGGGATCGTGCCGAAAGTAGGCTGCTTTTGCAAGTACGCACGCTCAAGGCGTGAAAATGAGTAATTAGCCATTGCCTATCAACTCTCCTATTCTTCTAAGCTAGAGACTGACTGCAGGCTCCGGCTCTCGAACGTCCACGTTGTCGGAGGCTTCAGCCAGCACGCTGCTGGCCTCGCTCTCCATCCTTGCCCGCACCTCGCGAAACATCTGCTGCGCCATGGTCAATTTGTCGTTGAACGACTGTGGCGGGTCCATGCGGGCTCCCGACTGCCCATGCATCGAGAGCTCATCAGCTGTGAAGTCAACCTTGCTAAAGTCCTCCTCCACGATGAACGGGGCATTTCCGAGAACTGCCTCACGAAAGCCCTGCTCGCTGAAGACGGCTCGCTGCCCCACCGCGTCAAACTCGCGGTCTCCAATCTGTGAGCAGTCACCACCGACGTATCTGCAAGCAATCATGCAAGGACTCCAATCCAATTTCAATTGTACAACATAGAGACCGACAAGGACACAACATTGTTGCCGAACCTGTCACTGATGAAGCTGAAAGAGCATGATAAAGCTGATTCTCTTCTTATAGTTTTGCGCGCCAAAGACTGTCGGTCCTCTCCTGCACTGAATCTGCCCATTGTACACGAGCGGCTTCCCCCAATTCTGATTGTCGACCCTGTTGATGACGTCCACCACCACGTCCTCGACGCAGCTGGAGTAGATCTCCCTGTTCTGGGTCCCTCTGACAGGAACCCAGGAGAGGTTCACGTCAAATATGCAGCGAATGGCGCCAGAGAATTGCACGAACTTTTGATCGTTCGTCTGAATAGAGTCGAGTATGTACAGTGAGGCGAACGGATACCTGATGGTGCCAGACTTCTCGAGCATCTCCGAGTCAATCTGATCAAAGTAAAAGTTCTGGCTGCTTGAGGAAAAGTCCAGTGACATGAGCGAAGCTTGAAGGCCATACAGGGGGGCTTGCGTCAGCAGGCCAGCATTGTACCCGTTGGCGGCCGACAGGCGCGCGTAGACTGCGTCCAGGACCTGCTGCGAGACTTTAGCTAGCACGACCTACCTCCAAAGCTTCGCCAAACCAAAAGTGGCTGCAGCCGAACCCACCACCATTTAGAAAAGCATCTTGAGTTTGGCCGTTGTCGAGCGCGGCGACCTCGCCAAGCGTCAGAGAGTTGCCGGACAAGAGCCTGGAGCAAAAGCCCCTGGTAGAGTTGGTCCTCGGACCTGCATAAGTGTAGGCGAGCTTCGTCCCCTGCTCCTCGACTCTACGATACGCCAGTGAACATAACAAACGATGCCATAGGTTTGCTTGGTCTTTTCCAATCGGCCCAACGTGCGACATCTTCCGAACGATGGCATTGATCTCTTGGGCCAACTCAGACAGTCTCAAGACACTGCCGAGTGACCGTGCCAGGAGCTGACGAAGCTCGTTGAGGACTCCCTGGGTCGAGTGGCCCTCGAGAATCGCGACAGCCACGGATGCCTGGCTCGAGAGCACGCCCCGATCTCCTGACGTGAGGACGCACGACGACGGTGGTGTGCCCTCGTGCATGGAGTCAAAGTCGCTGACTTGGTCTGCGAAGCTCTCAACAAAGGCAAGAACCGTGGGGTAGTAGTCGGACACGTCCAAGGACTCTTGAAAGACGTCCTCAATCGCCAGCACGCCTTGCGCATTCTCTGGAGACCGCACGACGACCCCTCGATGCACGCTCAACGTCTTGAGAACGTACTCAGAGACGTCTGCAGCCACGCGGTCAACTTCACGCGAGACTTGAGTCTCGAAGCTGAGTGTCAGTCTCTCGACTCTGTTCACGTGGGCGTCGACTTTTTCTTGAGAGATCATCAGTTCCTAAGCTGTGAAAAAGTGCCTACGCACGCTGCCTCATTGGCGCGATCGACAACCGCCTGTCTGGATACTGCCCATTGGATGACTCGTAGCCACTCATCACTGGATCACTCGCCAACGTGTACGTCTTCGTCGTGATGGGTATCGGTGCAGCATTCTGCAAATACAGCACGCCTCCTTGGTTGCCGATGTACACGTTCCAGTGGGTCGCCCGCAGTGGCGACACCACGACTACAAGAATCTGTGAAGGATGCTGTGCTCCAGAGGGAGGATTCAGCGAGGTGATGTCGACCTCAATGACCTGCGCGCCGCCAGGCGTCACGGTGACGACGTCCGACAGCTCAGACTCGCAGTTGTTCGGCATGGCGGCACTCGCGTAGAAATTCGACTGACTCATGTCACAGTACGTGACCACCACGTCGAACGGCGTCGTGGCAATCCCCGACCCCGTGACTAAGTTCACGTTGCTCGAGTCCCAAGTGCCCGTGTTCCGCTCGAACTTTGCCGCAGGCCTGACCAAGGGCCTGATGACCACTGGAATGCCAAGCGTGTACAGGTTAGAGGTGATGCGGCGCTGCATCTCCTCCCTGTAGAAGTCCATCTTCACTTTGTAGCGATCGCCGCCGACTCTGGCAAAAGCATCACGGTAGAAATTTCTCAACGCCCAGTACACGACCCACTGCTTAACCCAGTTCCACTGTCCAGGCACGTCGCCAGAGACCACTATCTGCTGTAGGCCAACCTTCTGTCGAACTGAGTTGCCAATGCCTACGTTGAGCACAGCCGCGAGATGATTGGCCGTCAAGTCACCAGCATTGAGGTAGCCGCCAAAAGAGATGACGAGCTTCATCATCTCATTTGCAGCCTCCTCAACAGCACCTCGCAGCATCCCGTTGTCTCCAGTCAACGTGATACTCTCCGAGGTGGCGACTGTCTGCACTTCAGAGTCTATCCGTGCCAAGTCTCCCGGCGCAAGAAATATGCTGTCCGTCCAAAGCAAAGCAGACCTCCCCACTCACGCACAATGCTAAAGCGGGGCTCAGCGGAATCTCCGCCAAGCCCCGCCACGCTCTTCGTGAAAACCTTCGCCTAGGACTCGACCCAAGCCCGATAGGTGCAGGTGCCCGTGGTCGTGGTCGTCGGAATGACAGCGCCACTCGCATACGCCGAGAGCTCCAGGAGCTTCAGCCGGAGGATGCCGCTCGCGACGCCGATGCGCAGACCGGGAAAGTCCTGCTTCTTGAAGGACTTCACCTTGTCGTACGACTTAGCGAGCGTCCCCTTGAAGTCGATGGTCGGGCCCATGAGAGCGCCGGTAAAGTCCGGGAGCACGGCGTCCTCGAAGCCGAAGCGAACGGTCGGGACGTTGCCGGCAGTCGAGTCCGACAAGGCCTCGACCTGCAGCTTGAGCGTCCAGTCACCGGTCATGCCTGAGACGTCGATGCTGGAGCCTACGAAAGACGCGGTCTTGATGACGCGCGATTGAACTTCTGTCAAAGTCATGGATCTCTCCTAGGAGCGTCGTCTTCCGTTAGCTCCTTGTTCTTGAAGCATTGCCGAAACTTAGTGGGCGTCGATGATTGCGTTCATTTAAGCTGCGCGCCTTGGACTCGCCAAGCAGCCCCACCGCTACTTGTTGCTGACTTGTTTTCCACGGCCAATCGCCGGAGCAGCCTCAGCCCCGCCGGCGAAGACGGCCTCGGGAGACTCGCCATCTTTCTGGTTGACCACCACGATGTATTGCTTCTTGTTGGCTTGCTCAGCCGCCGCATTCTTCCTCAACTGAGTCTGCTGGTGTTTCAAGAAGCCGTCGATCTCTTCCTGAGTCGACACCCTGTGCGTGCCGTCTGTGATGACGCGCGCGGCATTGCGGCACGTGGCGCTCAAGGTGCTGCCTGGCGTCGAGCCCCTCTCACGATGAAAGAGCGACGTCACGTGGACGACGCCCTCTGGATACTCTTTCTCCAGCCTAGCTTCCTCAGCGTGCGCGTCCTTAAAATACTCTTTGAGGTCCATCTCACTCTCCTAATCTTGGGGCCAGGCCATTAAACAGAGGCCAGCCTAGCCCCTCGATCTGTCTTCACTGAAACTAGCTCAGCACCGCGACGCCGTACACGTTGCGAAGCACAGTCACGCCATAGAGGGTGTCCACGGTGAACTGCTGCGCCAGGGTATTGGGCGCGTAGCTGAGCACCACGCGCATGCCGAAGTTGCCAAGGGAAGCATACTCCGCGACCGCGCCAGTGTTCGGGAGCGGCTTGGGAAGCATGCGCATGACCAGGGCGAAGGCGTCGCGCGCGAAGGCCAAGTTGTAGGTCGTCGAGCTCGGCTTCTGAACGTACTGGCTGCGCATGACGTAGAAGTTCTTCAGGCGCCCGACGATGCCGGTCGGAATGACGCCCGCGAACTCCGGCGACACCTTGTCTTCCGAGAAGCGCTGAATCTGACGGGCGTCCGAGTACGTCGAGCCGCTGAGAATCAGGAACTTGGGCAGTGAATCTGGGACCTTGGCCGTGAACAGGGTCGTTTCTGCGCTGTCGATCACCGACTCCGTGATGGTCGTGTTCGACGTCCCGACGGCCGTGTTGGCCGTGAGGTTCAAGTAGAGCTGTGTCAGGTCCTGCTCAATGCGCTCCGCGAGCGAGATGATCGCCGGCATCATGTACATGTTGAGCAAGTCAGGATGTGCCAGGACGCGCGTCACGTCTGGAATCTGGAACGACGATTCCGCGTGCGTGTTGATCACGACCTGCGCGTTGCCGAGCGAGGGACTTTGCGTACTCACCGAGCCACCTTCTGCGATGTTGTTGGCGGCCATAGTGGGCGGGATTGGGATGTTCACCGTGTCCCCCTGATTGGCCAGATCGGCTTCATAGGACCGATTGACGAGGTTGCCCATAACAAGATTGCCGACCAGCGCAGGCAGCGCGTCGGCTGCGACCAACTTCACGATGGCTTCCAGAAGTGTTGCGACCGGGATCGCTATTCCCGACCTTCTGCTACTTTCGTTAGCAGCTCAGACTATATCATCATCCAGAATTTCTCCTGGAGCCTCGCGCTTCGGACCGCTTGGTCCTACGAGCTTGCGCTCTAGTCGTTGAACCTTCCCTGTCACCAGGGCTTGGCTGCTGATTGCCGTGCCTCTTCAGAGGTTTAGGTTTTCCAGCAATTCACGAGGTATTTTCTTTGCCCAATTACTCGGGCAACGGCCTAGACCATTAAGCCACGTTTGCCGAGGTAATAGCGGCCATACTTTTCTTCTCCTTTTAGTGAACTAAGTCCGCGCTGATTGCAACTACCGACCCACCCGCCACTCTGCGCACGTACTTATGGCGAACAGGCTGTGCGAAAATCTCACCAACTCTTGATCTCTTCTACGCCGCGTTGCTCTGCAGCGCCGCCGCGATCGCCTCAACGGCAGCTTGCCGATCTTCCTGCTTCATGCCGACCTTGATGGAGCCAATGTCGGCCTTGGCCCCCATGCGCACGCCGCTGCCAGCCGCTGGAGCACCGGAGCCGGTCGCGCCGGTCGTCCTGAACAGGTACCCATGATCCTTCTGCAAGTAGTCCTTCGTGAAGGCATCCACGGGAAAGTTGTCACCATTGATCCCTGCAACGAGGGACCCGTCATCGAGCCGACGGACGTGCGGCGAAACGATGGAGAAGGCGGTCTCCGCCGCCTTATCGTTGACGAATGGCAGACCGTTGAGCGCGGTTCGAATGGTCGAGAAGCGCTCCGTCTCTTCGGCGCGCCGCTCAGCCTGCTCCTTGGCCGTCTTCAAGGTTGAGATCTCAGTGCCATAGGACTTGAGCTGATCCGTGAGCTCCTTGAAGCGCGCGTTGGCTTCCGGAGGAAGCTGCTGTCGGCCGGTGCCTGTGCCAGCAGCCTCACCAGCACCGCCCGATCCGCCCTGGCCAGCGACCAACTTCGCCAGAGCGTCGTTGATTGTCGCCAGTTGAGAGTTCACGGGCTCCACCTGAGCCTTGATGGCATCACCGAGCCCGGACTTCTTGAAGTCGTCAAACTTCGCCCCGACCTTGGCATCTATGAGCTTCGTCACTTCGGCCAGCACGCCCTCGAGCGTGACTGGAGGCGGGGTGCCGTCTCCACCGGGCTTGTTACCTAGCATCGACATGTTGAAAGGCCTCACTCCAAGTCTTCATTATACACCGCTCCTCGTCTCCTGTAAATGGTTATTTTGCCGACGTTTGCAGGAGGGTTGCTTACGGATTGTTGGTCCCGATCATCGTGATGATCTGAGTGATCGTGGGCTGTGCACCGACGTCGGAATTGGACCCCTCGCCGGCCACGCTGTTGGCGTTGCCCCAATTGACCCGGTTGAGAAATTCTTCCACTTGAAAGATCTGGTACGGACACAGGGCCCCCAGCGTCGTCGACGCTAGAGAGGTGAGAGCTGACGTAGTCAGCCTCGTGTATGGTGTAGGCATCTGCTATTGCTCCTTTTCTATGAACTTACACAACGGGACTACTTCTCCTGTCCCTTGCCTTCTGAAGAACCATCCTTGACGGATGGCCCAGCACCGCCGCGCCCAGGAGGCATGGCACTTCCGCTGCTCCTGTCGTCCAGGGATGCCTGCATGCTGTCCTTCGCGAGCTTCACGCGGTCCTTCATGTCCTTGCGCTCGCGCTCTTCAATGGTCGGTCCAGCGTCGATCTCCTCGTACACCTTGACGAGCTCGTCGCGGTTCGCGTCGATCAGCCACGCCTTCGCGACCTTCTTCATCACGGACTTCTCCAATAAGCGCGAGGGAATCCTTAATTTCAAGAAGGAGGAAACCGCAAACACCTCCTCCGTCGACATGTCCTCCTGGAACGTGAGTCCTCGAACGTCTGGCTCGACGTCAGGCTCATGCCGCGCGTCGCGCACGTCTGTCAGCACATCCTGCATGTGACCGCGAACGTCGTCCCCCATGCCAGAGAGTATTTGCTTAGCTGGCGCCATCTCCAAGATCTTGCTGCGACCAGACTGCATGGCCGGCGTGGCCCGCATGCTGCGTCCCTGAGCCTGCAAGTTCATCGAGCGGAAGCACTCTTCCCTAAGCGACTCCACGCGCTTCGCAGAGTGAACGAGGCTCTTCCCCTCTGGCTCAGACCACTGGTACAGCGTGCCGGAAGGAAAGTGCAAGAAACCAATTTCACTATAAGTCATGCCGCTCGGATCTATGTCGCCGATCACCACGGGCATTGCCAAGTTCGACATGAACAGCATCCACGCGAGCGTGTTGTCCTGGTTGAAGTGATCCACGAGGAGCAAGTACGCACGATTCGCGAGCCACAGCCCCTCGCTCAACGTCACGCGACGCAAAGGCAAGCGGTTCACGTGCGCCAATGCGTGTCTGCCTTGGCGAATCAGCTTTGCCATCCTCCCACTGTCATCAGTCGCGATGCGCGTCTGCTCCTCAGGACTGCGGCGATCCTCGTAGACTCGAAAATTTTCGCGGTCGTAGTAATAGAACGTGGTGACGATCTCGGCCTTCTCCAAAAACTCCTGCTGCTGCACCTCAGTCTTCACGACCGCCCACTTCAACTTTCCCATCTCGTCCGTCTGCCAGTTGATGATGTTGAGCGGAGAGTAGCAGGCCAAGTGCGGGTCGAGCAACCCGCGCTGCCTCTCCTCCTCAAGTGAAGCAGGTGGCGCCTCACCTGAGTCAAGCGCCTGCAAGTCCGTGAGCACCCACCCGGCGCCATACGTTAGCATCACCTGAAAGACTCTCTTAAAAAAGTCCACGTACGTCGTTCCAATGCCGTCGCAATCTTGCAGGAACTTCGTGTACGCCTCACTGCCACTCTTGCCGTTGAAGAAAATCTCGGGCATCGTCTCGAATAGGGCCGCGCCATACCACCCAAGACCAGTGCCAAGGATATTCTGGTACGTAGATCTGTCCATGCGAGCCGCGTAGACTTCCTCATCCTCGCGGGGCCTCTTCTTCAAGAGGCGCTCACACCGAGCTTTGAGTGCAGCACCGCCCTCGTACAGCAGTGACAGGTCGAGCCATGTTTCGAATCGCGCCTCATACTCAGGGTGCTTGAGGTCGAGCAAATTCACCGGCTGCTCGCCTTCATCAGGATCGATCGGGGGCTCCTTCGACTCGCTCTGACGAGTTGGAAAAGTCATTATCGGATTCACGACTATCGCGCGACTGCTCATTGCCCGGACACCTCCTCGCCCAGAGTCTCCTCCAACTCAATCTCTGGAATGGCCCCGATCGACACGCCGTCCTGCGCCTCGACCTTGTGGTACAGGCAACCAATCTTATCAGACAAGTCCGTGCGATACTGCAGCTCTGGCACCTTCAAATCCCCCAGCGCGCCGTATGCCAGCTCCCACGCCTCCCAAGGCTTGCAGCACACGCCCACGGCAACTCCAAGTATCCCGGTGCCAGGACAATGGACCAACTTGCCGTCATCCTCCATCACCTCATAAAAGAAGAACGACCCCGCGTTCTTGTCTGTAAGTCCCCTAATAGGGATGCCACCATTCGGACGAACTTTCTGCGCATCTCCAACAGCGGGGGGTTCCAAGGGATATGGCGGTATGGAGAATCTCACGCCAGCTCCAAACTCATCCTTCAACGGCATGTCGTAGTCGAGCTGCTTGCGCGCGATGTCGGAAAAGAACTTGCCCACCTCCTTGTTGAACATGAACATCTGAACTGGTGTAGAGTCGTAGCCAAAGCGCGGAGTCCACTCCAAGCCCCACACGCCGTCGTCGTTGACGATCGCATTGAGGTCCATGGGACCGACGTGTCCGGACGCAACCACCTGACTCTCGACCCTGGCCAGTCCACTGGAGGATATGCGGCAACTGCCGCTCTCCGTCCAGAGGAGATTCCCTGCACAGCCGGTGGCAGGACCCAAGCACCCGTCCATGAATGCCTTCAGCTCCAAGTCGTGGATGGCCGGCCTGATGAACTTCTCGCCATCGCACCAGAGCTCCGTGGACACTGCCACACCCTCGACGAACTCTTGAAGCACGAATGACTCCACATCCTTGCCATAGTTCTTCTCGACATATGCCACGTACTCCAGCAAGTCATCGTTGTCGCACGAGACGTAAGTCAAAAAGCTAGGCAAGTTCTTTCCCGATGGCTTGAACACGAACCTGCCCTCATCATGCGATGCCAAGAACTCCTCGATGCCGTCGAACTTGTCAAACTCCTGCGAGAACGGAACCTTGATGCCGGCCTCCACCATCAGGTCCAAGCCGAACTGTCGATCTTCCTCGAGGCGATCGGCAAAGGCAGAGCCTCCCACCACGGGAATGCCGGCTCGTGCGAGCTTGTCCGCAAGCTTCCCGAATCCACTGGTATCGAAGATCACCACCGTGTCCTTCGTCGGATTGACCTTCTTCACCTTGGGCAAGAGCCCATCCCACATGTCGCGGCAGTCAGGACGCTTGATGTATAGAGAGACCTCGTTCCCCTCATTCTCGATCATCTTGAGAACGTGCGCGCCGATGCCGTCTTCAGACACCATGAGAAACTTCATGCTTCACCTCGCCACTACCGCCTCTGAAACATTGTTGGATCTTCCACAGGCCTCTCGACTGTGTCGCCGCTCACAGGGACCTGGCCCACGAACAAGGCGTCCTCCCTCGCATCATGCTCGCACCATGGAACGCCCATGGAAACTGCTAGCAGCCTCTCCACCACGTCCGCCACGGCGTGCTCCTTGAAGTATGGCGCCTTGGGATCTGCCCCTGGCTCCGCGTCCTCCAGCCCGTGCTCGAGTGCATGGGCTATGTCAAACGCGCACACGTCCATCTCGAGGACGCCATGCGCACGACATAGAATGGCCTCCACCGCCTCATGCACACCAGTCAAGAGCGCGGTCTCAACGCTACCGGTGTCTGAGACCAACACCCTGATCGAGCCATTGGAGTCGATAGTCCAGTCTCCACTCATTGGGTAGCATTGATCCGCGTGCGGGATGATCTCGATCTTCAGCAGCAACTTAGCCGTCATGCATCGTCTCCCGCTCAAGCAGTATCACTTGCCTGTTGGACCCCATGGGCTGATCGGACTTGTGCTTCCACCCGTCGGTGCCCTCTCGATTCAACATCTCCAGAAACTCCGGGTCGTTGAGAAAGCCCCTGTCCTCGATCACCACGGCCTTGTACTCATACGTCTTTCGCATCTTGCTATCTCTGCCAGAATGTGATGTGCATGCCCTCACCACTGACAGCCACGTCCAGCGCGAAATCGGTCATGCTCAGGGGGTTGCTCTCGCTCGGCGCGAACTGCAGCTGATCCGCGGTCACCTGCACCGCGCCAGATGGGTTTGGCCAAAACTCCTTGATCACCCCGGCGCGCGTGCTAACGTTGATGTTCCTAGTGCCGAAGTAGGTCTTGCCAGTCTGACCAGTCACGACGCCGACGTCGTACCCAGCGAATGGAAACTTGGCCATGGCCACGGCACCAGTACCATGTGACGCGGGCGCGGTGCTGTCGATTCCCCTCACCACAGAGAACGTCGATCCACTGATGGCCGTGACCGAGACTCTCTCGAAGCTAGCATTGCCCGGATCGACGTCCATCTTGAACGGGATCATGTCCTGGGCGAATGCCGCCGCGCTGTTGACGGTGAACGTCGCATCAGCGGCGGTGGCTGCAGCCGACAGGAAGCTCTGGCCGAACACTATCGGAGTACCGGCATTCTGAACAGCAACCTTGCCAAATGATATTGCTCGCATCGTCTTCTCCTAATCTACCACTCTTGCAGAGAGGGCCCAACCGCCGCACTACGGCCAGACCCCGCCCGCCTTGACCTGGCCTCTTAGGCCAAGCTCTATTGAAGAATTCCCTTGCACCCTCCGGAGTGCCCTCTCAGCGCAAAGAGGTACTCAACCGCGTATCCCGCAGCGTCACTGATGTGTGTCCTCTTGGCGTCGGACTTGTCCAACAGCCCGGTGCTGACGCCCGACGAGTCGGTCTGCCACTTCACTTTCTTAAGGTCCTTGAGCAGCTCTGGACACTTGGCGTCGTCCACGTACAGGCGAACCGTCCCGTCCGCCGACCGCAGCATCGTGTTCACCGCGTTCACCCTGTCGACGATCATCGGATTGGCCTTCTTGCGAAGGAACCTGTAGTGGATCGACGTGTCCATGGCGAAGTACTCCGCCACGATCTGCCAATTGCTCTTCTGACTTTGCGAGGATCGCTGGGTGCCTGCGGCGTCGCCATACACCTCAACCTCGAGCGTGTAGCCCCACTGGTACTTCTTCAACTCCATCAGCAGCCGCCCCATCATGTCCATGGTGTTGCTGTTTGGAAGCACGATCTCCTCGAGAATCTCGCAACGATCGAGCAAGCGCTGCGCCGTGCTGCGATCGTACTGGCCAATTATCACCGACATGGGGTTGACGTTGAAGTCCATGGACACGAACAGCTGCATGCTCTCATCATGATGCAGGGACTTGCAGTGCGTGCGCTCGTCAAAGCGGTAGTACACGTTGCCATCGTCGGCCTCATTGCCGGGAGTTTGCTGAAAGAGAGCGTACCAGTCGCGCAGGCTGGTGCTCTTGAACAGGGCAAAGTCCCTCTCATTGTAGCGCTCAGGGCAGAGTGCCTCACCTCGCTTGCGCCCGAGAATGTCCCTCCACTCGGGATTGTCGCCCTCGGCGAACTGCTCCCGCAGAGACTTGACCATGGCCGCTCCAGCAGAACCAGACATGGATCCCGCGCGAAGGTCGTTGACCTTCACCCCAAACTGTCTATAGTAGCGCTCCACGTCTGGATCAGCGCAAGCTGGAAAGACGAAGACCTCGTACTCGTCGCGCTCTCCGGTGTCGTTGGAAAACTGCTTATTGATAAGCCTACCGATGAGGTCGTCCTCATGCCAGCGCGTGGCAATCACGATCACGCCAGGCTGGACTCTTTGTCCAGTCTTAGAGTCCATGAACGGCTCGATCCTGGTGCGCGCGGTGGACGTCCACCAGTCCCAGGTCTTCTGCCGCATGGTCAAGGAGTTGGCCTCTTCAGAGTTGTGCACGACTAGGCCGTTGGCCAAGAATGAGTGGTCTTCTTCTACCGTGATGCACCTGCAATCTTCCACGCACGACTCAATTGAAACTATCCTGTCATAGACGTAGTCGTTGCCGATCGGTGAATAGCGGTCACCAGAGGACAATCCGCGCCACAAATTATCCAGCGCGTTTATAGAAACCCCTGTAGGCGTTTGTCCTTCCGCGATATCCCGCAGCACTTCAACGGATGTCGTCTTAGGACGCGTACCAAGGTACTCCAGCCACCCACGAAGCTTGACCCGCTTCATTGAGTGGTGCACTGGAATCTTTTCAGCGAACAGTTTCACTGATGCACTGTCAGTGATGTACAGCGTCCAAAAACTAATCCACTCGCCTCGATACCTCGTTCTGCTTGGTCTCAATCTTGAATAGATCGTGAACCTCGACAACAGAGACTGCACTCCCAAGAGCAGCTCCTTGCTAACGCTGTCGAATCTGATAGTCGCCGCACAAACTTTTTTTCCGCCTCTCGCGTGGGCCAACAACCCGTCAAGATATGCTACTGGAGAAGCTACACAGCCATCGGTAGCAAAGTATGCTCCAATAAAGTTTGCCACGTGCTCATCGGGAGATGTAAAGACCCAGGGGGGAACTACCTTCGTGGCTGCAACTTTTCCATGCATCCCAGCTGCTTGAGCCCAGGCTATACCGCCAGGGACGTGCAGCGCACCAGCATTGCGAGATTTTCCCGGCCGCGTCGTCTTCAATCCAGCAGCCAAAGCGCACCGCTCAAAGTCTTCTCTCTCTTCTAGATCAGTCACGGCCATCGCGACTTGCTTGTTGCAGCAACCATCGCCGATGATATAGCCTGCGAGACGAAACTCCTCAACTTTTCTATATGTAGAAGTCTCAAGTGAGTAGGTCTTGGGAATGCACAGCCTGTCGCCAACTTCCAAGTCGCCACCACGCTCCCAACCAAGCAGCGTCAAACAGGGGTGTGTCAGGGCGACAGTCAGCACCCTTCCAGAAAACGTAGTGATCCTGACACATTCGAGCATCCCACGCTCAAAGATTTCCGCAACTCTCTTCGGGCGTCCGACGTGCGTCACCACGAGATCGCCGATTTCCAGTGAGCCGAGAGTCTTCGACGAGCCATCCGAAGTCATGACCAAGTCGCACTTGGCGCTCGGATTCTTGCAGTAGTCATCCACAATCAGGACATTGCAGCCCTTGCCCGTGATTGCGCCGCCGACGCCGGCGCAGCTCATGCTGCCGCCCTCTGTGGTCTCAAAGTGGTGCATGGCAGGGTTCTTGGAGCTAAACCTCACCGACAAGACGTCTTGATTCTCGATGATGGCGTCCCTGACGCGCTGACCCCACTTCGCGGCAAAGTCGGCCTCGTAGCTGGCGAGGATCACCTTCCTGCTGGGAAAGTTCTCCATCATCCAAACGTTGAACCACTGAGACACTAGCACGCTTTTTCCAGAGCGAGGCGGCATGCAGATGATCAAGCGAGGACAGCGACCCATCACCACGTCAACTAGCTTGCGCGACAGGAGCTGGACGAAGTGCCACGGCTGAAATCTTCCCTTGGTAAGCCTCATGGCCAGGGAGACTGGAGTCATCTTCCAGAGTATCTCTGAAAAGATCGGGTCCTCCAGTTGCATCTGCGCCATCGCTCCGAGATCCGTCGAGAGGCCCACCGCTCAAACCTTCCTCTACTGTATGCTCGCGCCCACTTCACCGATGTCCGATTCAAGCGCGGCCTCGGCCGCCGCAAGGCTTAAACGCTGCGCGGCGTCCGCAAGTTCCGGATTCTCCAGCACGCGACGCAGAAGGCTGGCCTGAGCTTCCACCGTGACCGTGCTCACCACCTCGCCCTCCATCGTGACGTTGGACAGCTTGGGATACAAGTACGGCAGCAGCACCTCTGCAATGTGCAGCTTCGTGTCGTTGTTGGTGTTGCTATCCTGCGCGAACAAGACCAGAGTTTGCAGAGGGTCGTATGCGAACTTCTGCATCGCCTCACGCGCCGAGGACCGCACACCCTTTTTGAAGGTCATCGAGTCGAACTCCCACGACTATCGTACCACGTCAAGGACATAGTGTACAATGCGATGTTGCAGGAGAAGACAAAACCACGACTCACCGCCAAGTCTAGACTATGGGGCGATCGCCCTCTTCCTTGAAACCCATCAACTTCATGGCCATCATGAAGTAGGAAGCGGCTACCGCGTACTTGTTCTCGACGCGACTAGAGCGCGTGTAGACCTTGCCCTCAGCATCCTCCGCGACGATGGCGATGGACACCCACTTGTACTTCTTGGAGTCCTCCAGCAAAGTGTCAACGGTGGATTGAACTTCCTCTGGCGTCGCCCACTGCTTTGGTTCCAAGACTCTCATTACCCGCTTCGGCATAAGTCAAGCCGCCCTACTGCATTGAACTGGGCAACTGATTCTTCGGGACGGAGACAGTGCCCGGAGCTGCACGAAAATGCTGCACTAGCCCCGTCAAGGCGCCGATGGCCGCCGTGGTTCCCACCAGGCGCCAGTTGATCGGTTGCACTAGCGTCAGCGTACCGATGGCCGTCACGGCGCCCATGAAGGCCGCAGAAAATACCGCGTTGAAAGCTGCTCTCCAGTTCATGACTTCTCCTTTTCTACGCGCGAAAGTGTCTTGCGGTGCCCGGCTTTCACTAGAGCACCACGTTACCTGCACCGTTTCCACACCTGCCAGAAGTGCCGCGAGCGGCGGCAAACCACGAGGGAGTTCAGTGCCACCGTCGCCCTATCAAGCTCCTCTGTGAGCATCTGGAGGGGAACGTCATTCTTCCGTAGCTCAGCCGACATCAAAGAATAGAGCAATGATCGAGTGCTTGCATAGGCCGCACTCTCTTCCGCACACTCACCACCAGCTCTATAGCAAGATTGAAATGCAGCAAACGCCACATCGTCAGCAATCACGGCCTCGTTGACGGTCTGCGGAGTTGCGGGCGCGGTCTGGCCTTGGAGTGCCAGCGCGCAAACGAGCATGATTAGGAACTTCATACTGTGTCCTACGAAACCGCCGTCACCGTCCAGAGATCCCGCGCCAGGCCGGGGTTAGTAACATACTCATAGGGAATCGCGAAGTAGCCCTTCATCCCCCACTCCATACCCCAGGAGTTCGCCCCAATGAAGTGCTTGGCCAGAATGCCGTTGATACCGTTGTCGGTATACCCGACCAGGCGCACGCAGTGGCCACCGAGAACGCTCTCGCTCTGCGCGGGCATCGGCACGATTCCAGTCTTCGCGACCGCGTCCGATTCGAATGAGTCGTAGATCGAGATACCAAACACGATTCCCCGGCCTGTCGCAAGCGCGGCCTTGATCAAGGCGAGGTCCTGAGGCACGCTCGCATATTTCACGGCGCGGAACTTGAGCGCATCGGCATAGGCCGTCTTCGGCGGCTTCAGCGCGAACTTCCGAATATCGTAGGGCCACTCGGTTTCGGGGCACACGCCCTGCTTGGCGACGGACTTGATGCCATC